TTCAACACATTGTTTACACGGCCAATCAATTCATCCTTGTGACTGATCAAGTAGATATTTTTATTGCGTTCACGTGCCATTTTCTTCAGCACAGCCAACGCACCCTCTACTCCACTAGCATCTAGGCCATTGTCAATGAGTTCGTCAATAAACAATAAATTAATATTGTCGTATAAACTTTCCCATACATCACGGAAACTCCAGCTTAGTCCTAAAATTAATCTATTACGTTCGCCACGTGACAGGTTGTCAAAGTCCAAGTCTTGGCCTAACTGTGTAATTTCCACCGTAAGATCATTTTGAAATCTAACAACATGTGGCAGGCCCATCTTATCTAAGTAATAAGTCAATCTATTATTAAGGTAAGCCAAGTTTTGATCAATAATTTTCTTACGAATAAAACTGTCCTTGCTGGTCAATAATTTAAGTAAAAATTCCTGATGTTCTTTTAATTTATTAAGTTCGTTAACACGCTCCCAGCTTACTTCTTGTATGGCTGTGTTGCGTAATTCGTCAATCTGTTCTTGATAAGGATCTATGTCATCGTTACGTTTGACAAGTGCTTCTTCCAAACTGGTCAAATTGTTTTGATGTTTTAAGGCCTGTTCAAGTGAGTCATAAAATGTTTCAGGACGGCCATTAATATCACCAATGTCCTTGATTTCTTTTTGAATCTTTTTCAAACTGGCTGAAGTTTTTTTGAAATATTCTTTTGCTTCATTGAAATTTTCCAAGGCAGTCTCGGTCATTTCGCCGTGTTTATGATCCAATAATTGTTGTTGACAAGCAGGACAAGTCTTATCGGCCAGTTGTTCTACTTCTTTTTTGTACTTGTTCACAGACTTTTCAGCCTGCCCAACAGCAGTTTCTAAAGTGGATTTTTCCTTGTTGAGACTACGAATTTTAGCCGACAACTCATCATAACTTTTTAACAGAGCGTGTTGCGTCAGTTCTTGTTCAATATCAATATTTTGAAGTTCTAAAATCTTTTCAGCAACCTTTTCACAATCGTCTTTTTGCTGTTTACGCCAAGCTCGTTGTTTAGTCTCTAAGCCTGTGATGCTTTGTTCAATACGATCGTTACTCTTTTTAGTAGCTTCAATATTGGCAGATTCTTGACCAATCTCATCTTTAGTTAGCCTAACTAATTCTTTTAGGCTTTCGCTTTTTTCGCTCAGTAAGGTAACTCCTAATAATTGTTCAATGATCATTCTTTGATCAGCAGCCCGCATACTTAGAAATGGTTCAGTATAGGTATTAAGTGCCACAATGTGTTTGAACATGTCGTGACTCATGCCTAATAATGCGTCTAAGTCACGCTGGGTTTCTCTAACATCACCTTGACTTTCATCAATATTATTAGTGTCTTGTTCCTCACCGTTGATAAAAAATTTAAAAATATTAGGTCTGCGGCCGCGTTCTATTTTATAGCTCACCCCATTTTTTTCAAAATTCAGTGTGACTATCATGTTCTTGTTGTTGGTCTTGTTGACTAAATTATCTTTCTTAATATTAGTAAGAGCCTGACCAAACAAGGCATAACTTAAGGCATTAACAATAGTAGTTTTACCTGTGCCGTTGCGACTGCCGCTGTCATCACCACCTTGATCTAGGTTTTCACCTAAGACCAATGTAAGTTGTTCTTTGCAAAAATCCACAGCCTGAGTTTGATTACCCACGCTCATGAAGTTCTTAACAGTTAAATCTTTGATACGAATCATAGGTTATTATAAATGTCTAGTAGGAGGTTAACGTCGTAAGTGTCGCTTTCCACACTGATTAGTTGATTAGTCACAATTTGATCCACACTTTCAAATGCTTTGACATCAGTGTCGCTGCTCAATTCCACATCGCGTTTTTCTGGAATTAATGTCAATTCTCTAATGGCATAATCTGCTAGATAAGTTTCTTTAATAAAACTGGCTTCTTCATAGCTGATGTCAATGTCCAAGGTGACTCGAAGATGTTGTTTAGGCTTGATAATTTTAGCACCGTTGTCAATCAATTCGCTAAGTTTGACAGTTCTAAAAGTGGGTTGATCTGGCCAGCTATAATATTCGGGTTGACCTCCCCATTCTAATACACACATTCCACGATCATCGTCCCACGCATCAGCGTAATTATGTGGAAAGGCGTTGCCAATATAGATCATGTTACGTTGTTGTTGACGTTTGTGAAAGTGTCCACTAAACCCAAGTTCGTAATTTTGAAAATGCTCTAGTTTAATCTCACCGTGATCTGGCATCTGTACCATGGCATTCATAAAAAAGCTGGGTAATTCAAAGTGACCAAAGATATATTTGCCACCTCTTTTACCTATGCTCTTCCATTCATCGCCAACTAGCCAAGGACACATAGTCACATTGCCTTCTGTCATGGGTTTATGTACCACAGTAATTCCTGGTATGTACTTGCCAAACTCTACGCTATGAATATCGCGTTTGTCTTTGTAGTATAAGTCATGATTGCCAGGAAAAAAGTAAAAACGATCAAAGGCCTGACCAAGTTTTTCCAAGGCTCTAAGACTATAATCCATTGTGGTAATATTAAGGCTATTGCGATTATGATGCCAATCGCCCATAAAAATCCCAACATCACAGTCTAAATCTTTCGCTTTGCTAATGTACCAATCTACAAAATCTTCACAGTCTTGGTTATGTGCGGCGCTGTTACTTTTAAGTCCAAAGTGTATGTCTGTGAATAAGGCCACACGTTTAAAAAGATTTGTCATTCTTCCTCACGTTCAAATCTACGTAATCCTGCTGAGTATTCAGCGTTACTAGTTCTAGTATAACTGGGAGCCATATCGTTCATTTCTAAGATATCGTCTCGAATGTTTTGATTTTTCTTTTCAATATTGATAATGCGTACAAAACTGTTGGTCACTGCGGCAGTAAAGTAGGCAAATGGATTATTACTTTTTGACTCATTAAATTGCAAACCTATTTGCGTTAATTGCAATATGGCCTGTGCTCGCATTTCGTCGTTGTATGTATAACCCCTCACATTGCCTCGGGTAGCATAGCGTTCACACAATTTGATATACATACGGGCAAGATTATTTGAAATCTGACCGTGATCCTTACTAAACTTACCTTTATCTACAGAGCCTTTCCAGTGGCTCTTGCCCACACAGATCAGTTGGTCATTCTCGTCAAACTTCCAATGTTGAAAAGGTGGGAAGTTTACTTTGTCTCTGCCATCTGCCTCGGTCTTTTGACTTTTCTTACGTGTTTTGTTTACGGGAATATGTTCATAGGTCATGATCCTAAATACTAGATCAATCTTTGGGATCTTTTTATAATCTATTTCGCAGTCGGCCATTTTGATTTTTTCGCCCGCTGCTTTTCTTCGTGCATAATTTTCATCACCAATTCGTTTGGCTCGACTGCGTTTGGCATCGGCCACTGTTCTAATATTGATTTTTTCAATGCTAGGAAGGATGATATCATATTGATGATATTCTTGATTACTGTAGCTAGAGTAAGAATTTTTACTCTTATGAATTTCCTCTAGCAGATCTCGATTATTAAGATAATTTGTGGTCATTAAGTTTCCTAAGGTCAATGTTATTATAATATACGCACTTTTGAAAGTCAAATAAATATTTGCCAAGGAGCAAGATTATGCCTAGTTTTTTCGACAGTGTGAAATCGGCAGTAGATCAATCATCAAGTACGCTTGGTGCTATAGCTGATGGTCTCAATACAGTCAGTAAATTGAGTACTATTGCTAATAATTTATCAAATCCAAGCAAAGTATTGAGTACTATTCGATCTTTCAATTTGCCCAAGGGCGGTGAAGTTGACACTGGCAGTTCAAAAGCATCAGCCAAGATGGCTGATAGTGGCAATGATTGGCGAGCCAAATTGTCCATTCTTGATTCATCATTTTTTGATAATGCCCCAATTCTTACTCCAATCAAAAATGCAGGTGGATTGATATTTCCTTATACACCTACCATAAGTATAGGCAGTACGGTTGCTTATAATGATCAACCTATTACTCATTCAAATTATCAATTCACTGCCTATCAGGCCACTAAAATAAATGAGATTAATGTAATAGGCGATTTTCCTGTGGAGGACTCGGATCAGGGAGCGTATTGGCTCGCTGTTTTACATTTTTTAAGAAGTGCAACCAAGATGTATACTGGTAATACTGGGGACTCAAATCCAGGCAACCCGCCACCTGTGTTAAATTTTAGTGCCTATGGAGATTTTGTTTTTAAAAATGTGCCTGTGGTAATCACAAGTTTTAGCATTCAGTTGGGAAAGGATGTTGATTACATTGCAGTAAACCCTCTAGTAAAAAATAATAGCACTGGCAGTTCTGGCGGAACAAATAACATTGGAAAAACAGCTAATTTATTAGCAGGTGTGGCCAGTGCATTTGGTCAAACCAAAGCAGCTAATCTTTTAAAGTCGGGTGGAATTATTGCCGACGCCTTGTCTGGGGGCAAACCCGGCGGATCATCGAGCAGTTCAGCTTCACAAGGGGGGCAAGGCGATTCACACGTACCTACTAATAGTTCAATAACAGTAAATCTTAAACCCATATATAGCAGGGAAAAAATTAGAAATTTCAGTCTTAACACCTTTATCAAAGGCGGTTATGTTGGAAAAGGATATCTATAATGGCTGAATATAGTTCAACAAGTCCTTGGTATAACACGGCCATTAATAGAAATTATCTTGATTTGTTAAACATCAGACCAGTCAGTGCCGAAGCAGACGACTTTCTCTATACAATAGAAAGTCAATATAGCTATAGACCTGATTTACTAAGTTATGACCTGTATGGGACGCCAGACCTTTGGTGGGTTTTTATACAGCGCAATTTAGATGTATTACAGGATCCTGTATTTGATTTTATACCAGGAGTACAAATATACATTCCAAAGAAGACCAGTCTAATAAAAGTGTTAGGAGCCTAATATGGGATTTGACCTAGGCAGAGCTGCTACCAATGCATTAGGGTCGGCAATAAACAAAGGACTAAGTGGTTCAGGTCTAGTCAGCGGACTGCAAAATAAAGCTGGATCACTATTGGGCGGAGCTATAGATAAACTATTATCTGGAGCTGGTGGCTTACTCAACGACTTAGCATCAGTAATTCCTGGACAATTTCAACAAAAAATTGACTATTCTACGCAGGCTCAAAAACAAAATATAAATGAAAGTATTGAAAAGGGTACTAGTCTTGCACAAATAGAAGAAACTCCGCCTTTTTCAAACATACTAAATCAATATGCCAGTTACAATTATATTTGGACTATGTGGGTGTTACGACCCTATGATTTAAATTTTCCAGATGTGACCTATAGAAAGGGTGTTACAGGAGATATTATATTAAAAAGTGGTAGCGGCGAACCTGATAATAGAATTCCTCTAACCAACTATAAGAGTAAAACATCAAACCCATCTGGCAAATTTGATTTCTTCATAGACAATGTGCGTATTGGAGGTCTAATAGGGTTAGATAAAAACACAGGAAATACCAATGCTAACAGTATAAGTTTTCAAATTATAGAACCTTATAGTTTGGGATTGTTCTTTCAAACACTACAGGCAGCAGTTTATAAATCAGGATCTAAGTCTTGGAATAATGTGCCTATCATGTTGAGATTAGAGTTTACAGGTCATAAGGATCAATATGAGTTAAATGTCAAGGTGCCCAATGCTACCAAATATTTTCCTTTAAAAATTATTAATATAGGCATGAAAGTTAGCGGCACTGGCTGTACTTATGAATGTACAGCTATACCATGGAATGAACGTGCTTACAGTACAGCCATAAGTACAGCCAAAAGTCAAGTCAATATAGAAGGAAAGACGGTTCAAGAAATGTTACAGAGTGGGCCAAAAAGTTTGCAATATACTATTAATAAAATAGAAAAAGACAAAGCTGATGCTAACAAAACGCCCATTCAAGATAAGGTACTAATTCTTTTTCCTGTAGATACTAAAACGGCCAATGATGACGGCGGCAATAAAGATACTTCCAGTCCTACAGGAGCCAAAATAAACCCTGCAGATCTTAAATTAATTAATCAAAATCTTTTTAAAAAATTAGGGGTCGAAGGAGATGTTAACCCTATTCAAAAAACCAATGTTAATCCCATAGGCACAAGTACCATGGGGTTCGGCGACTTACAACGAGCCAAACAGTCATTTGGAGAAGAGGATGGGGTATATGATTCAAAAGCTGGCGTATTTAAAAGAGGCAATATTAAAATAGAATCGGCCCAAGGTGTGGCAGAATTTGCCCAAGGCAGCAACATCCCCAATATGATAAATCAAATAATTCTAGTCAGTCAATATGGAAGACAGGCCTTGGAAAATGTCGACAACGACGGGTTTGTGCCTTGGTGGAGAGTGGAAACTCAATTATATCTTTTAGATTCCGATGACAACTTGGCAAAAACTGGAAATTATGCTACCTTGGCTGTGTATAGAGTAGTGCCATCCGCCATACACAGTAGTAGATTTTTACCTCCGGAAGACAGACCCAAGGGTATAGAAAATTTAAAAAAGGTAGCTCTTAAAGAATACAACTATATCTACACTTCAAAAAATATTGACATTTTGGATTTTAATATTGAATTTAATAATGGATTTTACAAACAACTGACTGTGGATATGGGCAAAAGGAATCAAGGAGTGATTACCAAATCAGAAACAGGCAGTGAGGCCACTAGTGAAACCAAAACTGACAGTGGCAAAACTCCGCCACCAGCCAAAGGCGAAGTACGCTTGCCCAACGACAGTTCCCCTTCAGTCAATGACTCGATCACTATTGGCAGTAATAAAAGTCCTGTGGGAGACGATGATCCAGGAACTCTTGCTGCAAAGGCCTTTAATGAAGCTATAAATTCCATGTTGGACATGGTAGAATTAGATTTGAAAATTTTAGGGGACCCGTATTACTTGGGCGATAGTAATATGGGTAATTATTCGGCTCAAAAGACCAATTTGCGAGGCATCAACAAAGACGGTGCCATTGATGGACAAAGTACAGAAGTTTATATCACAGTGAATTTTAGAAATCCCATAGACATTGATTACACTACGGGGTTGTATGAATTTGGGCAAGGTAAAATAGTTCCTCAATTTAGCGGGCTATATAGAGTGGGCGAAGTTCAAAATGAATTTAAAGGCGGTTTATTTACACAGAGTCTTAAATTGATGAAAATGCCAAATCAAGACACTGACAAAAATACTGCGCCTTCTGAGGGCAAAACCTTGGTGGAAACTATTAAAAATACACCTGTACCTTCGCCTAAAGAAGCCGCAGCAGAACCTAATGGATATGAAGACGTGGTAGGAGGTCCATAATAATGGCAGAGGAAAATAGAGCCCCCATAAACAAACAGCCAGAAAATAACACCGGTGTGTTGTTGGCCAAAGTGGTCAGTCATTTAGATCCATCATATATGGGCTCATTAGAAGTGGAACTACTGACCGAAGTGGGTAGTACTCCTAGAACAGCAACTCAATTGCGTAAGGTGCGATATATGAGTCCTTTTATGGGCTCCACAGCCATTGAGTTTGCTGGCAAGGAAGACGATTATGGAAATACTCAAAAAAGTTATGGAATGTGGATGATACCACCAGATGTAGGTTCCACAGTTATGGTGGTATTTGTTCAAGGTGATCCTAAACGAGGTTATTGGATTGGTTGTGTACAAGACAATGACATGAATTTTATGACACCAGGCTATGCTGCCACAACTTTTACCAATGACCAAAACGCAAAAACAGACATTAAAGGACGAACAGGAAGAATTCCTGTAGCAGAATATAACAAAGTGGCCCAAGACCAAATAGGAGACGATACCACATTAACTAAAAAACCTCGCCATCCCTTTGCCGATATATTAGAAAAACAAGGACTGTTACTGGATGATATTAGAGGAATAACTAGTAGTAGTGCTAGAAGAGAATGGCCCAGTGCTGTTTTTGGTATTAGCACTCCTGGACCCATAGACAAACAACCTAACGCACCAAAAGGCAAATTGGGTAAAAAAGAAACTGAAACTACGGCCTTTGTCAGTAGATTAGGTGGATCAAGTTTTGTCATGGATGACGGTGACGACAAGTTCCTTAGAAAAACAATAGCCAGTGAGGGCCCTCCGGAATATGCCAGTGTGGAGGAAGGTGAGGAAGGTGAGGTCACTATTCCGCATAATGAATTAATAAGATTAAGAACTAGAACTGGGCATCAAATATTATTACATAACAGTGAAGATTTAATTTATATCGGTAATGCCCGCGGATCGACCTGGATTGAATTGACCAGCGATGGCAAAATAGATATTTTTGCTCAAGACAGTATCAGTATACACACAGGAAATGATTTTAATTTTTATGCTGATCGTGACATTAACATGGAATGTGGACGTAATTTCAATGTCAAAGTGGCAGAAAATATGCAAACTGAAGTGGGAAAGGATCAGACATTAATAGTTGATGGACTCCAATCTAATCATATTAAGGACGATGTTAATACCACTTTTGATGGCAACTACCTTCACACAATTTTAGGAAACTTTGATCTAAGCACAGATGGAAATAATAAATTAACAGCCGGCGGAAATTCAGAACTTAACTCTGGTGGAAATAATGTGATCACTGCGGGCGGCGGCCTTGATATTAAAAGTGGCGGAGCTAGTAAATGGACAGGTGGTGGAGCAACCAGTATTGGTGGAGCAAGCCTAGTCCTCAGCGCCAGTACTATTAATTTAAATGGTCCAGCAGCGCCCACAGCAGCCACAGCTGAAGTAGCTGAGAAAGCAGAGTTGCCAGATCCCTTGTCAACGCATAGTGTACCAGATGAAGCAGGTGATGAATTTGTACAAACCATCATGCAACGTGTGCCAACTGCTGAACCTTGGCCTCATCATGAAAATCTAGACCCTATAAACTTTAAATCTGACATTACAGACAGAGAGGCCGAGGAAGATATTGCTGTTCCTGAAGCTTGGACAGCTTACTCCACTGCTGTTGACACATTTGCTAAGAGCAAAAAGGATTAAATATTTTTATGGCTATTCAAAGATTATACGAAAAACTTGTTGTTAAAAGCAATAATGCTCGAGCACAACCTCCCCTGCCAAGAACATACAGAGGTTTCAGTACCATAAGTACCGATTCTGAAGCATTTACTTTATACGATTTGGATCTAATTAAACAGGATATACTTAATCATTTTCACGTTAGACAAGGTGAACGGTTAATGAATCCAGAATTTGGCACCATAATTTGGGATATAATTTTTGAACCCCTAACCGAAGACTTAAAAAATTTAGTGATAAAAAATGTTGAAGATATTATTAATTATGATCCTAGGGTCAAAGTTAATGATATTACGATTACTGCCTATGAAACTGGTATTCAAATTGAGTGTGATTTAACTTATCTTCCTTATAACATTTCAGAATCTATGCGTTTTAAGTTTGATCAAGATAACGGATTGATAGGATAAACTAGCATATTA